TTGCTGCCGACGATATCGGCGGTGTTCTTTACCAGCGCGTCAAGATAACTCACGGCGCAGACGGTATTGCGCACGAAACGTCCAACGGAAATCCGCTTCCGACCGAAGAGCACGGCGAACTGCTGGACGCCATCGAAGCCCTGCGCATGGCGGTGCAGTCTTTGACCCGCACGCAAGGCATGGCCATGCCGGATACGGCGGGCAGGCTGCGTGTGCTGGCTGAAAACGCAACAGCCGCCAACTTGCAGACAACGGCAACGATTGCGTCGGGAACCGTCACGACAGTTTCAACGGTGACCAACCAATCCCAGGCGGGAACCTTCGCCATGCAGGACCACATTCCTGCCCTCATGCATTTGCAGGCAGACAGCCTGCGTAGAAACATAGCGGTGACGTAATGGCCACGACCAATGGCAATCGGAAAATTCTCGACCTGAAGCGGTGGGAGTTCTGCACCCCGGCCCCGCAGGCCACGGGTGCCTCGCACGTGATTATCTCGTCGCGGCACTTTCGCCAGCAGCAGTTGCTGGTGACCGCCACGACCAATGCGCAGCTCTACAACCCGAACGAAGACGGCTGGATTGCGGTGCCATCCCCGGCGCTTGCAACCTTTGCCGCCGGGGCGTGCGGGACGGCTGGTGCATTCTCGACTGGCTCGACGGCGGGCGCTTCATTGCTGACGGCGACGGCGGGTTCAACGACGACAATCACGACGAACCAGACCATTGCGCGCGACCTTCGCGGCTATAGTGTGTTCTTCGTCGGTGGGACCAACGCGGGCAAACTCAAGACCATTGCCAGCAATACGATTGGTGCTAACGCCGTAATTACGTTTGACAGCGCGGAGGCGGTGGCCTTCGACGCGACCAGCCAATACAGGCTCAAGACGCCAACCTGGTTTGTATTCGGCGGTGGCACGCTTGCGGCGGGCTCATTCAAGCGATATGACTTCGCCACCAATTCATGGGTGACACTGGCCAACACGGGCCTGCCCGCGTCCTTCGGCACGGACGGAAGGCTTGTGGCCACACCGGCATGGATTGACAGCGGGTTCAAGTCTTTTGCGACAGGAACGGCCACGGCGGGTGCCTCAACAACGCTGACCAATTCGGCGAAGGCGTGGACGACGAACCAGTGGACGAACTCACAGCTTCGCATAACGGCGGGAACGGGTGCCGGCCAAATCCGCACGGTGGCATCAAATACCGGAACCGTGCTGACAGTAAGCAGCGCGTGGACGACCACGCCGGACGCGACAAGCCAGTACAGCCTCGAAGGCAATGACGACTTCCTATATCTCATGGGCAATGCGGCGGTGACCATGTACCGATATTCCATATCGGGCAACACATGGTCTACGCTGTCACCCGTTGCTGCCCGTGCAGCCGCCCCCGGTCTTTCGGCGGGGGGAAGTTGGGTGCATTCTGTATCGGCCACGGATTGGAACACCGAAAGCGCCATCCTGAACGGGCGCTATATCTATTCATTCCGTGGCGGCGCGGCAGCGGCCCTCGACCGCTATGACATTGCCGGGAACACATGGGCCGCGCTGACCTATGCCCCGGCAACGGAAACTTTCACGACCGGAACCAAATACGCCTATTGCAAGGACGCGATTTACCTGCACAAGGACGCGACGGGCCGCTGGTTCAGGTATGACGTGGCGCGGCAGTCCATGGATGGTTGGAACACCATGCTGTACCCGAACGGCGCTGCGGTCATTGGTGATACTGCGTTCGACGTGACCTACAAGGACGGGGCCACGGAAATCGACTACATCCACATGGTGCTGAACACGTCCAACGTCATGCTTCGGCAGATGGTGATTTGACATGAGCGTGCAACAGTTGATTGACCTCTGCCGGTCCCGGCTTGCGCACCTCACGCAGCTTCGCACCTCGGCTGTGTCGCTCGGCGACGTGGAGCAAATCGCGGACATCGACAACCGGATTGACGAGACGCAGGCCACGCTCAACCAGCTTCTGACGCTCGTCTGAAGGCTAGGCTTCCATGACGCTTCTCACGCTGCTTGGACCGCAGGCAGCGGGAAGCGATATCAACGGCTCGCTGTCGAAGACCTTGGGGGCGGTGACGCTTTCAGGTTCCGGCACGCTGGCCAATGGCCTGACGGGCACGCTGACGGCCACGCTGGGCACGGCCACGCTGTCGGCCTCGGGCACCTTGGCGGCGGGCCTGACCGGCACGCTATCGAAGACCTTGGGCACGCTGACCCTTGTGTCAGACGGCACGGTATCGGGCGGCGGGCTATCGGGAAGCCTGTCGGCCACGCTTGGGCTGTTGACGCTATCGGCCACGGGCACGCTGTCGGGCACGCCGGTTGACGAAGGCGGCTCCAAGGGTGGCTTTGACCCTTACGCCTACAAGCGCCGGAACAAGCGGCGGGACAAGATTGAAGACGTTCGCCAGTTCATGGCGGACATTCTGGGGCGCGACCTTGAAGACGCCCCGCCTGAGATTATCGAACAGGCTGAAGAGGCGAAGCAGGCCGCACGCGAAGTGCTTGCCCTTGCGCCGACCGGCCTTGATACCGACGCCCGCGCCGCATTGGTGCAGGCATTGGACGAAATCAACGAATTCTATCGGCTCGTTCGTGAACGTGTGCGCCTGGCGCGCGAAGCGGACGAAGACGAAGACGAAGACTTGTTGCTGTTGCACTGACAGCAGACACGGGCCGCCGCCGTAGGAACGGGCGTTCACAAGTGCCGCCGACTTTGACGGGCGTACACCCAAGGGAAAACATGACAGACGACAAGCTCTCGTTCTTACGGGACGAGCAAGGACGTTTCGCGCCGAAAGAAGACACGCAGCCCGCGCCGGAAGCCAATTCCGCGCCGCCTGCCAACCCTGAGCCGCCGCCCCCAGCGCCCGCTCTGGAAAGCCAGACCACAGCCCCGGTTCAGCCGGCTGGTGCGCCCGTACAGCCACCGCCCGGATACATACCCATGGCCGCTGTTCTGGACGAACGCGAAAAGCGCCAACGCCTCGAGCGCGAACTCGACGAGTATCGCCGAAAGGTGGAAGCGGCTGAAAAGCCTCAGCAGTTGATTGACCCCATTGCAGACCCGGACGGCTTCAATCGCCAACTGGAAACGCAACGGGCCAGGGACCGCTGGGAAATCATCACGTCCATCAGCCATGCCACGGCCTCGCGCCAGCATGGGGCTGAAAAGGTCAAGGCTGCGGAGGAATGGCTTGCAGGCGAACTGCAGTCCAATCCGCATCTCTGGACCACCGTCCAACGTCAGGTCGACCCTTATGACTTCGTGGTGCAGCAGCACCAGCGTTCCATGCGCTTGTCGAAGATTGGCGATGACGACCCTGAAGCCTGGGCACAGAAATGGGCCGAAGCGAATGGCTATGTCAAACCCCAGACACAAGCGGTGAACGCCGGGACATCTGCACCGTCCCCGCAATCGACACCGCTACCACGCCCTAGCTTGGCGTCTGCACCTAGTGCGGGCGGCAAAGGCCCCAACGTGCCCGTCGGGCCGGGGGAGGCGTTTAACGCGGTGTTCCGTTCATAAGGAACATCTGCCATGGCAGAGACACTTCTTTCGTCCGCTTTGGAAAAGCAAAAGTGGTCGAGCGACTACCTTGCGGAATATGTCCGCGAGTCCGGCTTCCTGCCCTACATGGGCCGCAAGTCGTCTTCCATCATCATGACCAAGTACGAACTTGCTTCCGAAAACGGCAAGACCATCAACATCCCGCTGGTGACGAAACTCACCGCGGCTGGTGTTCGTGGTTCGGGCGTTCTCGACGGCAAGGAAGAGCAGCTCGGCAACTACAACTGCGCTGTTTCGGTTGACTGGATTCGTAACGCCGTCAAGGTGCCGAAGTCCACGCAGTACAAGACCGAAATCGACCTGCTGAATGCCGGTCGTGACATGCTCAAGCTGTGGTCTTCGGACACGCTGCGGGCTGACATGATTAGGTACATGGCAGGCCCCACGGTCACTACGTCTTCGGTTCCGGCGACGGATATCGTGGACAGCGACGGCAACGTCGTGGTGACGGGTGCGACGGCTGCGAACTACAATACGTGGTCGGCTGCCAATCAGGACCGTATCCTCTACGGGTCGGCCCTGTCGAACTACAGCGCAACGCATGCCACGGGTCTGGGTGCCGTTGACTCGACGAACGACAAGCTGACCGCTTCGGTGGTTTCGCTTGCCAAGCGCATGGCCAAGGCTGCAAGCCCTGCCATTCGTCCGTTCCGTCTGGAAGACGGGCGCGAGTACTTCGTCATGTTCGCGGGCGCTCGCTCGTTCCGCGACCTGAAGAATGACAGCGTGATGATAAATGCCAACCGTGACGCGCGCGCGCGTGAAGGTGGCGGCATGAACTCGAACCCGCTGTTCCAGGACGGCGACCTCATTTATGACGGCGTCATCGTCCGTCAGATTGAGGAAATTTCGACGCTGATTACCACGTCGTCCACCTTCGTGGCGGCGGGGGCCAGCTCAATTTCGGTCGAACCCAACTTCCTTTGCGGCCAGCAGGCCATGGCGGTTGCGTGGGGTCAGGAGCCGACGCCGATTACCGACACGACGGGCGACTACAAGTTCCGTCCTGGCGTTGCAATCGAGGAACTGCGGGGCATTGCCAAGCTGCATTTTGCGACGGGCGCAAGCTCGGCGTCGAAACAGCATGGGATTGTGACCGTATACACTTCGGGAACTGGAGACTGAGTGCTGGCGGTTGGCTTATGGGATATGCGCCCAGCTTTTGCGCCAGTGCAGATTCCAGACAGCCATCCGCGTCACTCCGTATTCGAGGGCGAGTTTATCTTTGCTTTCGCCTTTGGCTATTCGCTTCCGAATTTCAGTCACGTTTTCCTCTGTGAGGACGGCGTGATTGTTCTTGGAGCCGCGAAGAGGGTGAACTCTGCCAAGCGTGTCAAAAGCGTGCTTGGCATTTTGAGAGGGTGTGACGGCCTCAAGGTTGCATAAGCGGTTATCCGACTTGATGCCATTCTTGTGGTTGATGACCAGCCCTTCAGGTATCGGGCCATTGAAGCTTTGCCAGATGAGCCTGTGGACTAATTCGGAGCGCGACCGCTTAAAGGTTCCGTCGGCATTTTTTCTGCAAATGCAAACGCGGGAATAACCGTGGGTGCAAGCGCCACTGTATGCCTTCAGGTTTCCTACCCCGCGCCTCGGCGTCTTATGCCTGATGTCACCATTGCTAGAGGCCAAGTAGCGGTCCTCGTATCCGAATGCATCTCTCCAAACTACATTCATCTCTGAAATCTCCTTCTGAATGTATACATTCATATAGGAGCGAAAGGAAAACTTACCATGCCTGCATATACTTCTAGGCAGTTCACCAACAACCCCAACGCGGGTGTTGGTGCTTATCCCGGCAACGTGATTGGCTTCGTTTTTGAACTCGCCGTCACGTCTGCGCTCACGGCGACCGACACGTTCACTTTCGGCAAGGTGCCGAAGGGGTTCCGCATCCTCGGTGCAACGCTTGAAGCCACCGACATGGAAGCCGGTACCGGCGTCACCATTTCGGTGGGTGACAGCGGGTCGGGCACACGCCTGTTCAACGCCGCCACGGTGGCGCAGGCGGGAACTGCCAACTACACGGCGGCAGTTGCTGGCCTTCACTACCAGTACCCGGACGACACCATCGTCACGGGTGCTGCTGGTGGCACGGTGACCACGGGTGCGACGGGAACCGTCATCCTGTCACTGTATGGCGTCTATCAGGGACTGCCGTCCTAATCATGAAGGCACGGGGGCGGGCTTATGTCCGCCCCTGGCCGTTTTTGCGACGGAGAAACCATGCTTATCAGATTCACAGGCGGCGCTCTGGACGTGGCCGACCTTCCCGACGAGACCACGGTTTACGGGATTACCTTCCCGCGCAACCAGTGGGTCAATGTCGATGATGCGCATGCCCTTTCCAAGCTGAAGGGACACCCGCTTTTCGAAGCCATGGACGAAGAGGCTGACACGGTCATGGTCGAGAACGTCTTCGACGCGCCGAAGCCCAAGCGCGGACGGCCCCGCAAGGTCGTGGCTGACGAGGCTGCCGAATGACAATCACGAACACAGACCTTTATCAGTTGGTCGGCGAGGAGCTGGGCCTGATTGGTCCGGGTCAGGCGTTGTCGGCAGACGACCGCGACCGCATTGAACGGCGGGCCGACAAGGTGCGGGCATGGCTGATTGAAGAGGGTCTGGTGTACTGGATTGACAGTGCCATTCCCGACGCGGCTGCGCTTCCTTATGCACAAGTGATTGCGGGCCAATGCGCGGAAATCTATGGGCGCGGGCCGGGCAGCGAAATTCCCTATGCCTTGGGCGATACGGGTTATCGCCTTCTCGAACGGCATGTCAGCCAGCGGTCAGCCAAGGAACCCGTGGTCACGGACTATTTCTGAAGGAACACACGCAATGTCCATGAATACCTACTATGTCGAAAACCTTACGCTCCTGAGCAATGCAGCGGCGACGGGGAATTATGTCACCGTCAAGGGTGGCGATTACATTTGGGAAGCGGAAGGCACGTTCAACGCGGCGACCTTGCAGCTTCAGGCGAAGAACGCCAACGGCACGGCGACGAATATCACGGGAGCCAGCCTCACGGCGAACGGGTTCCTTGAAGTGACACTCGGGGCCGACGCTGAAGTGCGCGTGCTGATTACAGGTTCGCCGACCGGCATTTACTCCAACCTTGTCTCGGTGCCCTGACATGGGTGTGGTCAAGAACAGCGCCACGGGTGACGTGGACATTTCCGACACCGGGTCCACCAGTGACCGGACG